CATCTGTCACCGCTCGCTACAGGGCTAGCTAAGGCCGTTCTCCCAGCGCTACGCCGCGTCGCCACCTTCGTGACTGCCCACGTCGTCCCTGTGCTCGGTACCGCTGCCCGGTACGTGAAACGCCTAGCTGTAGCGTTTAGTCGCGACGGTCTATCGGGGGCCGTTGCCGAGGTCCGGGCGTCACTTGAGCCACTAACTGACTGGATGAACCGCAACAAGCCAATCGTGCTTGGGGTGGCTTCGGCGGTCGGTGTGGTCCTTGTGGCGGCGTTCGTCTCGTGGGCCATAGCGGCCACCGCTGCGGCGATCGCCACAATAGCCGCGGCCGCGCCGGTTATCGCTCTGGGCGTGGCCGTCGCAGCGCTGGTCGCTGGCATTGTATGGGCCTACCAGAACGTCGGAGTCTTCCGGGTGGCTGTCGACGCCCTCAAAACCGCGGTGCAAGCCTCGTTCGGGTGGATCAAAACGAACGTGCCTCCGATTATAAGCCGAATGGTGGACGCGTTCGGTCCGCTGTTCGCGATCTTCCGGCGGATCGGAACCGGCTTCATAGGTGTATGGACCAAGATCGTCCAGGTCGGCGGCTACATCGTCGAATTTTTCACGGGCCTACCCGCCAAGGTCGCCCGAGGCGTCGTCAACATGTTTGACGGGTTAAAATCCGCGTTTAAAACCGCCGTGAACTGGGTGATCGACAAGTGGAATTCGTTAGGTTTCACCCTCCCCGACATGGGCATCGATATCCCGTGGGACGGGAGAGGCCCCTACAAATTCGGGGGGCAAACGTTCGCTGTGCCCCAGATTCCGGGCCTATCGGCCGGCGGCACTGTCACCGCTTCGGGCGCTGTGCTCGTCGGTGAACGAGGCCCGGAGATGTTGCAGCTTCCTCGGGCCGCCACGGTCACGCCTCTTTCGAGGCAGGGCGGCACCAGGTCCGGAGCGGCCACGCCGATCGTGATCAACATGGCGTCTGGCTCAGACGGGGCGGACGTCGTCGAGGCGCTCCAGCGGTACGCGCGCTCCCATGGCGGCACTATCCCGATCGTGACTGGCCAGCTTTGAGCGCGTGGGAGTGGGCGCTGGCGTTCCCACCCGCAGCGACAGACGGGGGAGCCGACCCGGCACCGGTCCCGCTCGGGGACGTGCTCGGAGCGTCGATCCGTTACGGCAAAACGGGGGACGCCCTCACCTACTCGGGTGGCTCTATCAGCCTCACCGTAGACAACCGGTCGGGCGCCTACACGCCCTCGGGTGGGGGCACCTATTCGACGGCGCGGTTCCTCGGCGTCGAGGTGTCGCTGACTGCTGACGTGACAGGGGCGGGCGCTCCGACTTGGACGCATGGCCCCCCCGCTGCTTTCTCCGGCGTGGTCACCGCTGTGTCGTGGCGCTACCAGTCCAGCCACGAGGCGACTATGGAAGTGGAGGTGTCAGACATGTTGACGATGCTCGGCACCTTGTCTTTCGCCTCGGTGGACGCTGGCGCCGGACTCGACGTATCGGCTGGATCCACGCAGGCAGCGCTGACAGCTGTCCTGACGGCCGCTAACGGGGTTACCAGTCAGATAGGCCAGGTCGCTGTCCTCAACCCGTCAGGCGACGCCGGGGAGTCGCTTATGGCGCTGACGGACTACTCCGGCACCGCTGGCGGACTGATACGCACGATCGAGCAGTCCGACGGCGGCGATGTTTTCGTGCGGCACGGCCTGCCAGTCGCAGCGGCGCCTCTGGCGTACAACGCTCTTACGTTCCGGACCCGCGGCCAGCAGCCGATCACGTCGGCTGTCACCTCAGTGACCGGGCTAGAGCCCCTCAACCTGTGGGACGCCAGCCTCGCTTCGTCAGGCACAGACCCGCGCCCGTTCGCTTCGGCCGATTTCGTCTCGGGCTCCGCTATCGCCTACAGCCAGGCTTCGTTCGCCAGGACCGGCGGAGCGGCCCAGCTGGCGTCGGCGCCCGCAGCGGAGCTTGACGAGTTCGGGGCGCGTACGATCGAACGGACAGGGCTGCTCACCGCCTCAGATCTCCGGGTGCTGTCTGTCGCCACGGCCTTTCTGCGGCAGTACGGCGTCGAGTTAGCGCCGCCGCTAGCGGCTCGAGCCATCCGCCTACCCACAATAGTCACAGGCGAAAATGGCGGGTGGCAGCTCGTCAAGACCTCAGTGGGCGACGCGTGCACCCTCCGTTTCCAGCCTGGAGACGCCCCGAACGTAATCACCATCAGCGGCATCGTGTCGGGTATCGGGTGGCAGATCACACCGGGCGGGGCCACACTCACAGTGGAGCTAGAGGACGGAGACCAATCGGTGAGCTTCATCCTGGACTCGTCCCAGTTCGGGCGCCTCGACGTCAACCGGTTAGGCTGATGTCATGACGTCGCCGTTTCCGTTCGTCGCAGATGCGATCCTCGCCGCGTCCGACCTAAACTCCATCGGCGCGTCCACCGCGTGGACGCCCTCGTTTTCATACGGGGTGACCATCGGCGACGGGACAGTCACCGGCACCTACCTGCAGGTCAACGACCTGATTATCGCCGAAGCCAACTTTGTCTTCGGTTCCACGTCGGCCGTGTCGACTTTCGTGCGTGCGGTTTTGCCAGTCCAGGGCGTCGACGCGTTCGAGATAGCTACCGGCACCCGTGGCCTGTCGCAGGACACCAGCACAGGCGAAACCTTCCCTCTCATGGGGCGCACGTACGACACCGCGGCGGTCTACCTGTACGCTATCAACAGTGGCGGCACGTACGCTGTTGGCAGCTCAAGCCAGCCATTCACGTGGGTAACCGGCGATGTCCTACAGTGGACGACCGTTTATATGGCGGCCTGAATGATTTATGACCTAAGACAGCCGCTCGACCCCGACCCGGTCCCGTCCGAATGGTGGCTGGAGAGGATGCGGCTTCGCCGTAACGCTCTGCTAGCGGCAGCGGACTACACACAGTTGGTAGACGACCCGACCGGCACAGCCGTCCAGTGGGCGGACTACCGGGCCGAGCTGCGCGACGCCCCGTCGACGTGGGAGCCCGGCCCCGACTGGTCAGCGCCGGAGCCACCCGGGTGACCCTGCGGGCGAATCACCGCGACCTCTTCGAGCGGGCGGCCTGGACTTTCCTTCAGGCGTTTCTCGCTACCCTCGCCTTGGGCGGGTTCACCGACTGGCCAGCCGCCCGCAGCGCAGTCGTCGGAGCAATAGCGGCGGGCTTGTCGGCGGTGAAAACGGTGCTGCGTAGTGAGTGACCTAACGCTATGGGTCGGCCTTGCCGCGGCGTCGGTCACATCCATCTCGGCAGTACTTGTCGCTGTGCTGCGCATGAAGACGGCCCTTAGCGAGGACCACGACAACCTCGCTGGGACCCTCGGCCGTGTCGAAGGCACGCTCGACCGGATCGAGCGGCGGCTAGACGCCCACCTCGAATGGCATTCTGAGGTCAACGGGCCACACAGCTAGACGCAGGCGACCGACTACGGCGGGGGCCGGTCGGGGCCGTGTCTGATCCCGTCCGACCCCGGGCCGTTCACGTCTGGGGGGCTTGGCTTCCCTTGACGTCACGCCTCTCGCCGTGCCAGTGTGTCAATCCGCATTCACACAGCAGACAGGATAGCGCAGGCAGCGGACGGGGTTCCTCAGCAACCGACCCCCAAAAAAAACGGTTCTGCCTCGGGGTGTCGATTAGCTGTCGACTCCGGCGCCGGGGATAGGCAGCGAAGCACCGAACCCCACGCCAGGGGATGGGCACCGCTTCGTCTGGGCTCGTGGAGCCTGCCGGGAACTGGGGGGGAGCCCTGAGCTCTGCAAGCACACGCCCCTCGTGGCATTTCTGAGACGCCCGCAGCGCTAGGTCCTTCGCTCGTCGAGCCAAAACGCTTGACAGGGCCGCCGCTCCAGCTATAATCGGGTCTATATCCGCTACCGAGAGACATCGACGATGCACACCGAGACGCAGCCGAACAGATACGACGAGCTAGGGGCCGGCACCCGACGGGCTGTCGATGCTTACATCAATCAGCTAGCGAGCCACGTCTTCTTGGGTGACTCGATCGCTGCGACCTCAGTCCGTGACCATACGTATGAGCTGCGCACGCATCTTGTTCTGGCGTCGTCGCTCCGGGGTGAGATGTGAGCGCCGACCCCGAGGCGCTACAGCTGTTCGAGATTGGGGCCGCCCAGGTGACCCCGTGTCGGTGGAGTGGCTGCGACCGCGTGTCCTACCTGCCCAACCCGAGCTGGGCTGGCGCGTCGTGGTGGTGCCACAGTCACAGCGCACAGGCAGCGCCGACTACCGCGACCCGTGACGAAGGCAACGGCGGCGCCTGGTACCACCCAGAGCGACATCACCGAGCCACAGATCCCTCCACGAGCCGGGATAGCGCCCGGGCCGCTGAGGCGATAGCGACCTCGCACCGGCTGACGGTGTTGGCGGCGCTCCGTGAACGGGGGCCGGGGACACAGTCCGAGGTCGCGGATCGCTGCGGGCTGCTACCTCATCAGGTGAACAAGCGCCTCGCCGATCTTCACGCCGGGGCCGCTATCGAGCCGACCGGTGAGCATCGCTGCGGCCACGCGGGCCGAGCCGAACGGGTTTGGCGGGCGCTGTGACCGTCTACGAGGCATGGTCCCGCGTCATGGGTGACGTCAGGTCAGTGGCGAAGGCCCAGCGCAACACGGCGCAGGGCTTCTCCTTCCGGGGAATCGACGACGTGACGGCGGCTATCTCTGGTCCGCTGCGAGCACATAGTGTCGCCGTGGTTCCGTCTGTGATCAGCCACCACAACGAACGGGTCGAGATCGGCCGCAATCACACGCTAATGAGCCACGTCGTACTGCTCGTCGAGTTCAAGGTCTACGGCCCTGACGGGGACAGCTTCCTCGGCTCAGCGGTCGGCGAGGCCATGGACAGCGGCGACAAGGGATTCAGCAAAGCCCATTCGGTCGCGCTCCGCGTCTGGCTCCTCCAGGCGCTCATGCTCGACACCGGCACTCCAGACGCCGACGCCTCCTCATACCAGCTGTCTACGACACTGACAGCCGAGATCAACGCCGAGATGGGATCTTTCACACCTCCGATGCTCGACAAAGTACGTGCGGCGCGATCCGAAAACGGCTGGCCCGAACGGATCGCCGACTACACGCCGGGAGAGGCGGCGGACCGGCGCTCGCTGATAGCGGCAGTAAAGGACAGCAATGACCCGTTCTAGCCGCCGCTCGATCCGGCCGACTCCGGCGCCGTCGGGCGCTTTCTTCGCCGTCGTGTCGCTGGCCTTCGCTGGTGCCGTCGCCGCTGCGCTGTTCGTCCACGAGATGCCGAGCAGGTGGCCGTGGTAACCCCCGGAGTGACCATAGAGCAGGTCTCGGCGACCGTGTCGGCCCTGCGAGACGTGACCCCAGCGCTGACCGTAGACGCCGCGTACGCACTGTGTATGGCTCTGGTCGGCGGGGTCCAAATCGCCGACGGGCGCCGAATCGTCATCCTAGAGGAGAGCAAACAATGAGCATCATCACACGGGACCAGTGGAAAGCGAAGCCGTCTAACTGGCCGCTGAAGCCTTTCAAGGGCCAGCCCCTCGCCGTCGCTGTGCTGCATCATTCGGTGACTTCTACCGGCGGCGCTAACCCAGCGGCGACGGTGCGAGCCATACAGCGCGACCACCTCAGCTCGAGCCGGGGCTTCTCCGACATCGCCTACAACCTGCTAGTCGGCGGCGCTAACGGGGCCATATATGAAGGGCGGGGCCTCGAATTCCAGGGTGGAGCCACGACACCAGCGGCCAACCCGTCCACGCTAGCTCTATGCGCGCTGGGCAACTACCACCGAGCGAAACCGACACCGGCACTCCTCAACGGCCTCGCCGAGGCCATATACCTTGCTGTGCGCGCTGGGGCTCTCAGCCCCAGCTTCGAGCTGCACTCCCACCGGCAGTACTCCGCTACGGCCTGCCCCGGCAAGTACCTCCAGGCGATGCTCGGAGCGCTCCGGGCGGCGGCACAACTCAAAATCGACGAGAGCACAGAGCTGGCGCCAACGTTGAGCCTAGAGGCACGCGTCGAGCGGCTTGAGCGGCACGCTGGACTCGGCACCCCGTGAACGACTTCGACTTCGACTCGGAGCCTCAGCCGTCGCCCATCGTGTCGGAGCTGACCCTAGCGCTACGCGCAGTCGCCTTGTCGCTCGGTGGCCTGTCGGTTGCTGTACTCGCGGCGGCGATAGCTGAGCTGGCCCCATGGTGACCCTGCCACGGGCGCGGGGTCAGAGACAGAAGCACGCTAGGCGCGTGCTTCTAGGCGCACCCGGAAGCACGCACCTCGCGTGCTTCTAAGGCGCACCCGTTTTCTTTCCGGGAGCAACAGCGACCAT